AAATCTATTCAATTTCCAGAAGCAGAGATTAATTTTTCCCTGTCCTCTGCGAATCTAGAACACATTATCAAATCAGCAGGTATCCTTAAAGTATCTGACGTGTCATTTATTGGCAAAGATGGTAAGTTGGTTGCCCTTGTTATTGATAAGAAAAATCCCCTAACAAATAAATTTGAAATCAATATTGGAACAACAGATAAAACTTTCCAAGCAAATATGAAAATTGAAAACTTCAAAATGTTGCCTGGATCGTATGAGGTATCTATTGCTAAGATGAAAATCTGTCGTTTTAAGTCAACATCTAACGATCTAACATATTACGTAGCAGTAGAATCCGATTCAACAGCTGAGTAATTGAAGGGATTATATTATGAGTCGTGATGAATTTTTATGGTGTGAGAAGTATCGCCCAAAAAAGATCGATGACTGTGTTCTTCCACAACAATTGAAGGATACATTCAAAGAATATATAAAGAACGGACAACTTCCAAATTTTATTTTTTCAGGAAGCGCAGGTGTTGGTAAAACAACAGTTGCCCGTGCATTGTGTAATGAACTTGGGGCAGATTATCTTTTTATTAACGGATCAGAAGAGAGAGGTATCGATGTACTACGAACAAAAATCAAAAGTTTTGCCTCGTCTGTTAGTCTCACAGAAGCAGGTGCAAAAGTCGTCATCCTTGACGAAGCCGACTATCTCACACCCGACACGCAAGCAGCCCTGCGTGCTTTTATTGAAGAATTTTCCAACAACTGTAGATTCATCCTTACCTGCAACTTCAAAAACAGAATCATAACTCCACTACACAGTCGATGCTCAGTAGTTGAGTTTCGTATTGAGTCAGCTGAGAAACCTAAAATCGCTGCGAATTTCTTTCGTAGGATTGTAGATATTCTTAACGCAGAGGGTGTTGAATCTGATAATAAAGTTGTAGCAAAAGTAGTTGAAACATTCTTTCCAGATTTTCGTAGAGTGTTAAATGAACTCCAGCGTTATTCTGTTGGTGGTCGTATTGACACAGGTATCTTAGCAAATCTTTCTGATGAATCTATGAAAGAGTTGTTGGGATATTTAAAATCCAAAGACTTTATGAAAGCAAGAATGTGGGTCGCGAAGAACAATGATATCGAAACATCTGTATTGTTCCGCAGACTATACGACACAGCAGCAGATTTTCTAGAACAGTCCTCTATACCAGAATTAGTTTTGACATTGGCAGATTATCAGTATAAGGCAGCATTCGTAGCTGATATCGAGGTTAATAATGTTGCTGCGTTGATGGAGATTATGGCTAATTGTAAATTCAAGTGAGGTTTATATGACACCATTTGACTTTATTAATGCCATTAATCAAACAAAAGATACTAATATAATTAAGGAACCACAGGCTGAGAAAGATTATAAATCATTCATTATCAACAGAGGTCTAGCGTACTTCCCAGATACTGTTTTACAAGCCAACGAAATGAATCGCCGTCCATGGACTCCAAAGGACTGGCAATTTTCGTTTTTGCTAAATAGTATTGCCAAGAAAAAGAGGTTCAGTAAATGGGCTGAAAAACTGCCCAAAAATGAAGACTTGGACTTGGTCATGCAATACTATGATTATAGTAAACAAAAAGCAATGGCTGTTCTGACTATATTGACACCAGAGCAGTTGGCTATGATAAAACAAAAATTCGAAAAAGGTGGAAGACTATGACAGTTGAAACAGTCTATTATGATTGGACTCCAGAAAGTATGCTCGAGGTGATTCTCCCAGAACCAGACAACTTTCTAAAAATAAAAGAAACATTGACACGTATTGGTATTGCATCACGCAAAGAACACAAGTTATACCAGTCTTGTCATATTCTACACAAACAAGGTAGATATTTCATTGTTCATTTTAAAGAGTTATTTGCATTAGATGGCAAAGAATCTAATTTAACAAACAATGATATCGAAAGAAGAAACACAGTCGCTGTATTATTGCAGGATTGGGGTTTGTTGAAGATTGCGTTTGCTGCATCTGCAGAACCACAAGCATCCCTATCACAAATTAAAGTATTATCTTTCAAAGAGAAAGATGAATGGGAACTTGTTCCAAAATACAATATTGGAAAAAAAGGTAAATTAAAATAAATAAAGGATTTGATACTATGATTAAATTAGAATTGACTGCAGATGAGATTGATTTAATTTTAACCGCACTCGGCGACCAGCCTTTTGTTAAAGTTAATGATATTATTAACAAAATTCGTGTTCAGGCAGTGCCACAATGGCAAGCCATTCAGGAAGGTAAAGAAAATAAAGAGAAAGATGAAAAATGAAAACAATAATCTTTTTAGTAACTTCTTTATTTACAGTTTCTGTTCTCGCAGCAGAACCTGCTAAGAAAGATCAAAAAAAGGCTGATAAACCTGCAGCCACAAAACCAGCTGAAAAAAAACCAGCACCAAAAAAAGATGATGGTCCAAAAAAGGCTGACTCTTCGACTCAAGATAAAGTAAAAGCAAATCTTGAGAAGAAAGTTCAACAGAAAAAAGAAGCAGACAAAAAGAAATCCGAAAAGAAATAATTCGGAAATACTTTTCTGCTAAAGTAAACGCAATTAGTAGTGAAGCGTTATATGATTAGAGGGAAATATTTTCTCTCTACTTTCAAATTGAAAAAGGAGATTTACATGAAATACTTAACAGCGTTGTTCGTATCATTGTTCGCAGTATCCGCTTTTGCGCAAGCACCTGCTGCCAAGAAAGAAGAGAAAAAGGCAGAAGCCAAGCCAGCAGCAACTAAGCCAGCTGATGCCAAAAGTGCCCCAGCAGCAAAAAAGGACGATAAAAAAGCCGAGCCTGCTAAGAAGTAATAATCTAGTATATGTCATCACTGTTGGTGACGACAATTATGAAATCGACAGTGATGATGTTTTACAGACAGGATTTCGTCGTCCAGAGTTAGTAGAGTTAGATAATGATGATGACGAACTTTCTGATTATGTAAAATTTAGACTCTTTTTAGCAAGACAGCTTGCTTTGATGAAGTTTGAATATATAAATAATATTAGTCCCAGGGATGGGATCGTCAAAGATGGAACCTAGTCCTATCGCGACGTAGTACTCTAGGAACTGGTTGGGGGAAACCAGAAAAGAACCCCCACTAATTTAAGAATCCACCTTAGGATCCGTTCGTTGCTACGGCATAAGGCGTCCGTGTAATTACACCTTCGACACGAAAGTTCGAACCAGTATAAGGTAAGCTGGATGATATGCCTTCGGGGTATCAATTTTTTTAATCAAACTCGCTGAAAAGGAGAACAATATGTTATCAGCAATCAACACATCAATCGATACAGTATCAAGTATCAAATCTAACTTCGTTAAGACATTCGTTCAAAACGAAGAAATCAAAAAACAACTCCAAACTTATATTGATGCTCAGCAATCATTTGCTAAGAACGTCGCTAAGTCATCTGTAGATTTCTTTACTGCAGTTGGCATGTCGGCATCTTCATTTGATGCTAAGAAAGCATTTGCTACTAAGTAAGGAGGAAAATATGGGTCACGATTTTATCCCCACATTCTGGGGCACTAAAGACATTGACAAATTTTTTGTAGGATTCGATGAACAATGGAATCGCTTACAAAAACTACATGATGATGTAACAAAAAATATTCCAAACTATCCACCATACAACATTCGCAAGAATGATGATAACCATTATACCATTGAGATCGCTGTCGCTGGTTTCGGTCAGCAAGATATCGATATCGAAATGGCTGATGGTAAACTTATTGTTCGTGGAGAACTAAAGACAGACGATGAGCATAATGACTTCTTGTTCAAAGGTATCGCAAATCGTGCGTTCACTCGATCATTCGTACTAAATGACGAAGTAGAAGTTAAGGATGCAGAGATGATCAATGGTATGCTTAAAATTTTCTTGGAGCGTTTAATTCCAGAACATAAGCAACCAAAGAAAATCGCAGTGAGATCTCGTAGTGAAAAGCAATTACTTACTGAGGATAAATGATGAAAACATTTTTCCGCAAAGTTTACATTGCTCTAAAGGGACTTGGTTATGCCAAAGCAGCTGCTGATCTTGCCAGAAATGGTAAGCATAAAGAAGCACAAGCATTAATGGCAAAGTATGGAGAATGTAAATGAATAACTGGATCCCAATGACAGATGATGATTGGGATTGGGTGAATGGTAAACAACCACAACCAAGTAAGTGATAGTAAGGGAGCTTCGGCTCCCTTTTTTTATAAGAAACATACCATGCATAAATATATGTATGGAACAAAAAAAAATTACCCTCGGAAATCGTCTTGTATCTTACAGAACTGCTGTGAGAGGGAATTGGGTAATCAAAGCATCAAATTATAATGATGAACAGGTGGTTGTTATTGGTTACAACAAAATTTCTTCCCATTTTTTCACAAGAGTGTTCACCGACTTCAAAGAAGTTGTTGATTTTATAGAATTTTTGACTTTCAACCAGCT